TTATTTAAACATGCTCATTGCCTGCCAATAAACCCCGTCGTAAATAAACAAAAGCGATTCCCCTACGGCGCCAATATCTCGTGTTGAGGTTCTTGAATCTCTATAATTAATTGATTTACCGTTACCACTTACCACTACGCCACCATTATCAGACCTTAGAACTATATGCTGCTGACCACTTTCAGGATTTGAAGGCAAAGTTACTTGTATTGCGCTGCTAGTGTGAACTGTCACAATAAAGGTTTCAAAGTCAAATATAGTCCTTGATGAAGAAATTCTAATAACATAATTATATAAGCCCCTTAAGTAAAGTTTATTCGCTTCTAAGCTTGTGAAATAACCCCCAAGGCTTGATCTAGTATCATATAAACTTTTTCCAATAACTCCTGCAGCTTTACCTCCGGCTGTAAACTGAAAACCGTTATTAATAGTAAAACCGTTTATTGTTCCCATTTGAGTGGTAGAATAACCATTAACTTCATCACCATCACTATTATAACTAACAGAATTTGGCTGCAAACTAGAAACTCCATAGCCGACAACTCTGATTCCTTCGCCCGTAATGTAAGTTTTATCATCATACGTTCCTGTGTTAGATCCAGTAAGTAAAATACGCCCTTTTGAACCGTATAATTTTGCTGTGTTATCCTGTGAAGTGATTAACCCGTTACGTATTTGCCAATCTGCAATAGTAGCATTTTCAGCCAAAAGTAAATCTGTTGCTACAGCTGTAAATTGCGCTCCAAAATTATCCCACTGGCTGCTATTAAAGCTCCCTGTTGCACCGTTTGGGCCTTTGTATAAGTAATATATACCAGAGCGCCTAACCACGTCTCTACGCAAACTATTATTGTAATACGCAGTAGTACTGCTATGTTCACCTCTAAAAACAATACCAGGTCCATCTTGGCCATCTTGGCCATCTTGGCCGTCTTGCCCGTCTTCTCCTTTAAACTTAGACCACGTATAGTCAGATGGCGTATTGCTCTCTGTGGGCGTGGTCTTATTCACTGCAATACCTATGTATTGGGTATTAGCATTTGGAGCATCGTATAATCCACTGCCATTACTGTTGTTGCTGTATTTTATCCAAGTATATAGTGTTTGGCCGTCATCACCTGGAGGGCCTGGAACACCTTCCCCTGTCATTAGGGACCAAGTATAATCAGATGGTATATTGCTCTCTGTTGGCGTTGTTTTGTTGTAGGCAAAACCTATATACTTCTTACCCGTTGGGTTATTACTAATGCCGGAACCACTGGCATTGTCTGCATATCTTATCCAAGTGTAATAGGTAACCCCATCTTCTCCTGGAGTACCCGGAACACCTTGCGGACCATCACTGCCCTTGGCTGCATAAATACGCCAATGCGTGGTATTGCTAGGCGCTACACCTGTAACAGAACCTGCACTGTATTTTACAAAGGTTTCACCGTTAAAGGTTACAGAATCATATTGCGCATAAGCAGTTGTATTGCTGTAAAGACCTCTATAATTAACAAGTTCTATAGCTTCTCCTGCTGGGGTTTGCAGTATACTCCCTTTTATAGTTAATCTATCCGGAGCACTAACATTCCAATCTAATGAGCTATTATTGTCTCCTATTTTAAATTGGCCCGTAGTAAGGTTAAAGAAGTTTAGGCCATCTAAAGATTTAATGGTGCCGGTGGTAATGGTATCACCTGTGATGTAGGTCATGCCCTTGGTAAAATCAAAATCCCTATACCCATCCTTTGGCGCATACAGAATACCCACGTTAAAATTGTAATAACCAACCTCATATTCTAAAGGCAGTGGCGCTACAGCCAATTGCCATGTACCTGTTAGACTTGTACGGCTACAACGGGCATAGACATAGTAATCTTTATCTGGTAATAAGCCAGCTATATCAAAGGGGTCAATATCCCAAACATAACCAAGGCCATCAATTTCAATCTCATAATGCACCAACTTACCTGCAGTAATATTGAAACTATTGGCATTACCATTATTATTGGGCTTAAGCACAACACCGCTAAGGCCAAAGTTTTGACTTTTAGCACCCACACTTAACATTAGCGTTTCAATGCTCTGTGGGCGTATGTTCTCTGGTGTAAAGTAGCCATCAGGATCAAAAACCAAGTCTTGCAATTGCCTAAATCTGCCTGCAGTACGCCTAGACAGCTCTGCACGTTTACGGTCCACATTGTTAACAATATATTGCTGGTCTACACTGTCTGCAATTAACCTCTCTTCTATGGTGTAAGGAATGGTGTCACTAATGGTAGCTGTTATTAGATAAGGATTTGGCAGGGGATAGCTAACCTCGCTTACTCGTATAAAGGTGTTAATACCTAAATCTACATCAATTACCTTTATAAAATCTCCTGGGCGTAACGCAATGTTATTGCTGCGGGCATATTTTTCATCTATCTCCAAATCATAAACAACCCTTGGCACACTATTTTCTAGTAAATATTCTTGGGTGCGCTGCTCCAATTCTGCCTCTGCAGCTTCTATATAGGTCTGGGGCATCTTTATGTCTACAAAGGTGTAAGTATCTCCTACCTGCGGCGCAAAATTAGTATTGGGCAGCTCATAATCGTTCTCTTCTACAAAAGGCAATAATTCAATTGTTTTAGAGCCGTTTAAATAGCGTTTAACCTCAAATTCATACCCAATTAAATAGCCTGTTTTAAATATAACTTTAGCTGTAGTGCCCTCCAGTAATTGCTCGTCTAAATCAAAATCTAAATCTGCGTCTGTAAATTTAAAAGGGTCTGTTGGGTCTATTGCCGTAACGGTTCCTGTGCGGTTAGGGTAAATATCCTCAAAAATTACAGACCCTTCCCTAATACCGTAAAGTGTGGTATTGTTATCTAAAAATCTATCTTCAAAAACCAATCTAGATAGCCCATTACGGTAATCGTAATCAATATTTTTACGAGCCCCAAAGCCATAAACTTTAGTTACCAGGCTTTTATCATTAATTGTATTTCTTTTTAGGCTATACAACCCTTGGCCACGCCCTTCTTGAAAGGTAAGCGTAGTTTCTACCCCAACACTTTTCTTAAGGTTAATGGTCTTATCTGCCACTCTATACTCTAGGGCAAAGGCTTCTGCCATGCGGGTTAAAGCCGTACGGCAACTATCACTATTATACGTAATAGTTTGTGCGGGCAAATCTTCTACCGTACCGGTTACCCATTCTGCATCTATTTCTGCCATATTAGCCACTAACAGCTGTAGATGCTGCAAAGGAGTGCCGGTGTAGCTAAAATCTGCTGCACCTTCATCTAAGAAGAGTTTGTTGTATAGAAAGTAAATCTGGCCTTCAAAATCAATAGTATACCTATAGCTAACATTGTTTAGCTTTTCTTCTGTTGGCAACTGATTAATATAGTACCGCTCATTGTTATACTCCACGTAATCCCCTATGCGTATAGGCAGGGGCAATGCGCTGTAGCTATCTACTACTATTTTGTGCTCTCCCATCAATTTGTTGGTAAAGACGGTATTTTGGTCAATTTTTATAGTAGCAACAGCTGCAGCGTTGCGATAAATGGTTAGTTGCATTAATCTTAATTTATTTGTGTTCTACCTTATAGCTAATACCGCCAACACGGCTAAGCTCGCCACTTTCGTAAATAGGGAATTTGGTGCTTTTCCAGCTTACTATTTTACCCGTAACATCTTTAGAGGGCTCAACTCCGGCATATATCTTACCTGTTTTAACCACCCACCTAAAAGACTTTAAATACTGGCTGGCATATTTTTTACCAAAAATCTGCGCTCCATTAGTGTATAGTATATCATGTCTATCATACCCTAGTGGCTCTAGCACCTGCCGTTCAAAAGCTGGATTTACATAGGTAAAAAGCTCTGTACCCGTTTCCCTTTCCCAATACACTAAGGGCATGTTATCCGTGTTTGCCCGTACATTGTTAAATGCCGTTTGGAGCTTTACATAGTCTATCTTAAGCTCTAGGTTTTCTTTACGCAAACGCTCTAGCTCAATATCCTTGTTTTTATTAACAATCTCTAGTTGTTGTATCTGCTTTCTGTTTTGGGTAATTACCTCTTCTTTGGCCAGTATTATATAGTCCTTTCTAGCACTATTGCCTATCTGAAAAACAGCAATAACCAATGTTGATATGATACCAGAACGTATGGCAGATTTACCCCACATAGGTAATTGGTTAAACCATTGCAGTACTCCGGATGGTATTTTCATGCTATTCTAGTTTTCTTTTAAGCCATTTTAATGCCGCCTCCCATGCTGCCCAGCAAGAGATACATCCAATTACCAACAACCATTTGTTTGCTCCCATAGGTATGTCTACGGTAAACCAGGTATGGTATAATATATAGGCCGTAAAGTTTACCAGGATCAACCCGGTTAAGGTTCTTAAAAATCTACGTACAAACTGATTTTCTTTTATCGGTTGTATTGCGGTGTTAATTTTGTCTGTCATACTATCAATTATTGATTAAAATTGGTATTGTTTTTGCTATACTAGCGACCTCGCCCCCGTTACTAGGTGGTGTTGTATTTTCCCCCGTTGTTCTTTGGGCTACATAAAATTCCATGTTAGAGTAACTAGTGTTATCTGAATAATTGTTAAAAGCTACCTTTTGTCCTGTTGGGTCTGGCGTGGCAACAAAGCTGTTTTTCTCTTCCATATGAATCTGCGCGTACACTCTATTAAGCACACTATTGTAGCCTGTTTTATTCTCGTCTAAACAAGTAGCTATTACTTTTCTATATACCCTCTGAGCCGTTGGATCAGAAACAGAAGCGTACGTAGCGTTATTTCTATCTTCCCAGAATATCCATCCGGGCTGGTCAAAGTTCTTTCCACTAGCATGACCAAGTTCAAATGTGTCTGAATTGCCAACATCACCAAGAATTGTAATTTTTTCGCCCGTTTCCAAAACGTACATTACAAGATTACCATTTTCTCGCCCAACAAAACATTCATTGCCTTGTATGGTTACTTGGTGGTCTGCATGACCTATATCTGCTGTTAGATTAGAATGTAACAAGGTTAGGGTTTGCAAATCGTAAACTCGCATATAATCGCTTGCGCTATTTTGAGCCACAACAATAGCGTAGTTGCCATAAGCACTAACGGACGTAAAGCCATCACCTAAATCTGTAATAGCTACTTCACCAAAAACAACATCATTTACAGCATCATAGGTAAACATGTAGCGTTGTCCGCTTCTTGTACCTTCAAACGCCCAATACCTACCATCCCAACTAGGGGTGGTTTCTGCGGTTGGTGCTATGCTATTAGCATCATAATTAAAAGTTCTAATCACTGTAAGGGTACTACCGTCTGGTGAACGCTCCCTATATCTATTGTCGTTAAGATTGATACTCCTGTTATCATCCCAATACCCCCATACATTACTTACTGTTCTATCAGTCTTTAACGCATAGGTTGAAGCATCGTAGAACTCAAAAGGTATATTAGAACGCATTTCGGTGCCATCTCTAGACCAGTGCGGTTCTTTTGCGTATGCTTTTTCCAATTCTGGATTATCACCTAAAACACTTCTTTGGCTAACTTTACGCTCGGTTAAACCGAAAACATTGATATAAGGACTTGTGTTAGACGGTGGTGCAACGTAACTATAGCCTGTTGCGGTTAATAACTCTTCATCAGGATATAAACCAGTTCTAATATTAGGTAATGTTGTTAAATCGCTTTCAGTTCCACCAATGAAACTGCTAACCGATAAATCATAATTATTATTAGTAGTTAATCCTGTTACTGTGTAAGTAGTGTTAGTTGTACTGCCTACCTTTACACCATCCTTGTAAACATTGTAACCGTTTACACCACTAACGGCATCCCATTTTAAAGTTACAAATGTCCTTTCAACGTCCGTATAATAAAAGTTTTCAGGCGTTGTTTGCGCTATTAAAGCAAACGGTAATATGATTAATAACCACTTCATCTATAGGTTTTCATTGGTTAATTGTGTTATATGAGCTGCTCTTTCTCCGCTTGTCAATTGCGCGTTTCTCTTTATTAGTATTCGCCTAATTGAACCGTTAAAGAATGTGTCGGAAGCTCTTGCTCCTATAAACCATTCTTGTAATGAAATTTCGCCTGTAACTTGACTAACAGCATCATCTTGCAACACACCATTTAGATATGTTGATACAGTTGAATCATCAAAAGAAACCTCCCAAATAAATGCACCTGAATCCGTACCCGTGTAATTTGCATTTATCTGTCCTCCATCACCAATCTGCGTTAACATATTAGTAGCTGAAAGCCTACCTATGTTTATATTCCTATCCGTAGCCCTATCACCAACAATACTACCCGTCGTGCCTGTATCATCACCTATGACGACTATAATTGTACCTGTGTCCGTACCGATGTTAAAATCTAAATCCGAAGGCGTACCCATGCTTAACTTATCATCTACGCCATCGAATTGCACCGCCTTACGTCCACTTTCATCTATTACCGTAGGTTGACTACCCGCCGTTCCCTGCGTTGCTGATGTAACTACTCCACTACCGTCATTAGACCAACTTGTTAAAGTTCCAAGGCTTGTGCTTTCCGCATTAAAGTCATATTGCCAATCAAAAGCCCCAACAGCATCAGCCACCTCATTATGCTCCGTGTAGGCGCTAGCACTAACTATCCACGTGTTAGCATCTACTTTAAATATTGTTGCTACTTCGTTGCCTGTTAGTACAATACCATCTGCGGTAAAAGCCGTGTTAGTGTTTAGGATTCTAAAAGTATCACCATCCACAGGCTTTATGTAAGCGTTGTCTGATACGCTACTAGGTATTACCATTAACGCCTTGTTGTAATTGGTAGCCGTAACGCCATCGCCTAACTCTAAGGTGTCACTTGTTACATTAAAGAGTTGACTTTTATAGTTTGCCGCTGCGCTAAAGTCTGCATCCGTGAGCGTTTTTTTAGACGTTACGGTGGTTGGGTAGTATTGGCTACCCGTTGTAGCTGTACTGCTTGCCGCTATTTCATCTATTGCATCTTGTACGTTAGTGGATGAAAGGCCGCTTTTACTTCTAAAAGGAATTTTAAGACCTTCATCATAAACCTCATAATTTGTTTTAATGTTACCCTCTTCAAGTTGAAAGTTATCGTAATCTTCCGTAGGTATTGATATTCTTATATAAGAGACATTAGCTGGTATGATAAAAGAATCATCAGACAAAGAAGACCTACCGCCCGAAATAATTGTAGTTTTATCCTCTTCAAAAAAAGTAGAGTATCTTATATTATGCGAAGGTTGGTATTCAACACCTTCTTTTACTTTTATAAAATCACTTAAATCATAAGCAGTATTAGCAGCTTCAAAGCCATTGTCTGACATATACCTGCCTCTTTCTGCCGTGTCCTTATTAAACTTATTTTTCCCTATTTGAAATAATGTTGCATGGTCAAAATTAGCTAACTCATCTATGGCTTTTTTTACTGTGTTTTCTTTTAAATTACTATCTGTATTATCATAAAACAAATGTATTGGAGGGTTATATTTTTTGAATCCAGTTGAAAATGAACCTTTTTCAAGTTGAAAATATTCCTTATAAGTTTTTAGCAATGTAATTCTAATCCATTTTACTCCTTCTGGTATTACAAAAGGGTCTGAAGAATTTCCTGAACGCCCACCAGATATAACACCGTCACGCTTACCATTAAAAAATGTACTAAATCTTATATCGTGATTTGTGGTATAGGTTTCACCTTCAATAACAGGTATAAAATCACTTAAGCAATATACTTCGCTTGCTACAGTATATCCTGTAGCAGACATATATAAATCATCAGTAACAGTTTCTTTATTAAAAAGATTTACCCCACCATAACTAATGTTAGAATAATCTAATTCTTGATTAGAGGTTTCATATTGATGCCCTTTTGATTTTAAAGCACTAGATACAACATCAGCTAATACAAGCTTACCGACTTCATTAGGATGTATTAAATCCGTAGAATACAGCGTGTAATTTTGTGAATTAATTGGGTACTTGCTATAAACGTCTATGACAGATAAACCGTAAGCGCTCGCAACATCCTTCATTGCTTGCGCGTAATCTTTAATAAAGTATCCCTTATTATTTCTGTCCAAGTAAGTGTTACCAGCTTGCCACGTCTTGGCGGGAGTAATTAAAACAATCTCAACAGAAGGCTTTGCAGCCTGTACTGTCTCAACGAAATACTTTAAATTTTGAATAAAAACCGCTGTAGAATTATCTGCAGCCATGGACATGTCTCCTACGATTCTATTGCCATAATAGTCATTAGTACCGATATGCAGCGTTACCAAATCCTTATCGTCAAAATACCCAGTAGGTAAAGCGTCTAAGGCTCCTAATGTACTTGTTAATGCGCCACCACTTATTGCATGGGTTTCTACATTGTCTAAGTCCATTCCCAGATTTTGCACTACATAATAAGGGTAATCGTCTGTACTTAAAGAACTGAAACTATCTCCAAAAATTACCCATTTTTGTTCAGCTCTATTTATGCTAGTTATAGGACTTAGGTTAACGCCATCACCACCCGTGATATTTAGTTGATTTTCATTTAAGGATAAGTCTTGCAAACTTCCGTTACCTACAATACCACTCAAATCAACGGTTACCGTATTACCATCACTAATAGTTAGCGTTAGAATAGTGCCAGACAAACTAAAATCTGTAATAGTTTGGCTATCGGTATTGTCTAAGTATGGGGTTAAATCTACACTACCGCCATTGCTAAGGGTTAATACGTTATTGGCAAGGGTTATTGTTTGGTCTGCCCCACCTATTACATCTACCACCCATTCCGCTCCAGTAAAGCGGTAGTATTGCCCATCTGTAGAAAGGTATTTTTCTCCTACCATTGGGTTGGCGGGTGCCGTTGCCTGTGGTAGATATATGGCACTCTTAATTATTGGGCGTGTGCCTGGCACCTGCGCTGTAGCGTATAAGGATACGGTAAATACGAGTATTGCTACTAACTTTTTCATTTTTTTGTACTGTTAATTATATAGTTGTCTTTATCTCTATGCACTATGGCGTGCTCGGTTTCTTCTCTATAAAGTTCTTTTTTTCTGTAGGCGGCTATGGCTACCAACAAGGCCAGAACTGCTATTATTATGGCTAATACTATCATAATGGTGTGGCATTTAATAAGGTTACGTCCGTCTCTAAATTGGTCATAGCAGCATTTTTTATGTAGCCATGCACTACATAGCCAGGGAATAGGGTTCCTACGCCTATAAACTCATCCCCAACTTCCCAATTCTGTCTGCTTTTATTACCTTCTCCTTTTATCCATCGGTAGCCCGCTTTACGTAGGGGAGACATAATTATAAAGTCTCTTAGATCCTCTATATCCGCATAATCTGGGTCTAAGGTGTCTATGTTACCAATAATTAGCTTATCTGATAGCTTTAGCTCATTAAAGGCCCGTTTGAGCATTCCGCTCCAAAATACTTTACTCCCTGGCATGTTATGGTACTTTTATGGGTGAATCGCCACTATCCGTAATCACATTACCTTTATGGTCTAGCAGCGTAAATTCTTCTAGGTTATTAAATATGATGAACTCGCCTTGCTCGGTTGCAATAGGCTGTATTCCTTTAGGTTCTATTAGGTACGGAGTAATTACTGGCTTGCCAGCAAAAGCTAAGAGCAGTTTAACCCGCAGGCGGGCCATACAGTTACCTGTTACCACCCTTACTTGATTAACGGTAAAACCATCCACCGCAAAACAGTCTCGCTCTGTGCCGTCTATGTTTAAGTTGCGTACACCAGGTGCTGTTAACATTTGGTGCCATAATTCTATATTCGCCTTTAGGGTTAAAAAATCTGGTGCGGTAAAATACAGCTCCATGGTTACCTCCAAAGGGCCAACTTGTGTTAACTGATAGCCAGGCGCATTATAGCTGGTATAAAAACTTTCTTTGAGTTCTGGCCGGTCATAATTACCGTTCAATTTGGTTACAAAGCAGCTAAAGGCACTAAAGGGTATGCGGTCTATATTATAAGTAGCCACACTGTTGGCAGCCGGTAACTCCCTGTTTTGAATAGTGATTAAAGGCTGTTCAAACACCATTTTAATGGCTGCATAACCCTCTTTAAGATAGTCTACTACAATACGGTCTTTTAGGTATACCTCAAAATCTCCCCATTGCGTACCTAGGGTTACCAAAGTATTTAGGCGGGCAATAGAGGTGTATAGTTCTTGGAGCTTTTCTATGCAATCTACTTTATTGGCTCCCTTTATGTAGCCGTAAAAAGATAGGGTACGGCTATCAAAAAACAGCTCATCTGCAGCCACATAAGGCTCAATACCTTCCTCTCCCAACCAATCGTGAAAAGTTTTACCCAGGCGTTTTGGCATATCCAAAAAACCCTCTAGCGCAATATTGCTGCCTGGAGCCCTCCCTGGTAGTATGCCATAATCTGCCAATGATATGTTATTTAAACTATACATTATTTACCTAAATCTCTTTGGGTTTGGGGTTTGGTTGTGTTCTTGTTGATACTCATAAGCTCTGCCACCGTACGTTGTAGCTCTACCACCATTAGGGCGGTGTTGTTCCGTATAGCTTCACTAGAAGCCAATAAGCGTAAGGTGCCGTCTAGGTTTTGCCGGTCAATTTCAAAATGGCGCTCATGCAGTTCAAAATGACGTTTGGTAATATCAAACTGGCCTCTAAATAAGCCCGTAAGCTCGCTGGCCGTCTCTTCTGTCAATTCCCTTCGGATAGCGCCTTGCAAGCCCGTTGCCGCACTGGTGTCTAGTTGGTCTAGGTCTAGCACATCACTCAATTGCTCATATTGGTCTAGCGCACGCTGCACTTGGGTTTGGTAAGCCGCACGTATGGCGTCTGCCTCGCTTTGGGTTAATTCACCATCACTTTCTGCATATGCCGCAAATTCTTCAAACAAGCGTTGTAGCGGCTCCTCTAAGGTTTGGTACCGTATAGCGTTTAAAATGGCGCCTTGCAGTAGTTTTTCAATATCGCCTGCAAAATCCTCAAAACTATCATAGCCTTGTCTTAGCCCTTCTATAATGCTATCTGCTATACCAGTAGCCGTGGTACCCGTAAACAATTCTTGGCTTTGGCGCTCCAAATCGCCAAGCAACGCATTAACATCTTGCCCCTCTTGGCGCAAATCCCTTAATTGCTCAAACAGTTCCGTTGCACGGTCTGTTAGCACGCCCTTCTCATACAAGGCTTCTATTTCTTCAAAAGTTTTGCCCAGGAGGTCCTCATACTCATTAACCACTCTGGTTTTACGGCCAATACCCAAAAAGCCGCCGTACTTTTCTGTATAGCTATTGGTAATAAACTGTTCTTGCTGCAGCTCTGCCAATAGGCGCTGTTGGTCTATGGCAATTTCTTGCTGGGCCAGCTTAAGGCTTTCCCTACGGGCATCTAGACCCTTAAGCGTTAATTCTACCTCTTCTGCCTTAGCTATGTTGCGCTCTCTCTGTAGCGCTGCCAGGCGGCGCTCACCATCTTCTATCTCTTGCTGCAGCCTCAATAGTTCTGCCTCTGCCTGCTTTCTGCTTTCTCTGGCTCTGCGACCAATGGAAAATAAACCGGTTATAGCTTTTAGGGAGCTGGCAATACCACCAACAATATCTCCAGAGGCAAAACGTGCTCCAGCTTCTGCAGCATCTCCTAGAACATTTACCACCTCTCCCAAGGTTTCAATGGTGTCTCCAAGGCCTTCATCAAAATACCCAACTTCTTGCCCTAGGGCTTGGAAGGCACCGCCAATCTCTTTGGCTTGTTGGGCTATTTTAGAAAAGTTCTGGCCCACACCAGCATCTACATTTTGCTCTAGCTCATCTATTTTACTATTGATCTCCGCAGCGGTATCTGCACTTAATCTACCTGCAGCTTGTAAGGCCTCTACCATTTTACGGGCATTGGCAATTACTGTTCTTGCTGCTGTTGTGCTAAGGCCCTCTACGCCACGTATCAAGGCTTTATACTCTTCTGTACCTTTGGCATAAGCCTCATCTAAATCTGCTAAATCTGCAGTAAAGTTTCTTTTAAGCTGGTCTGCCTCTGCAAAATTACCATTGGCCAATAGTAATTGGCGTTGGTTTTGGTAATCTGTAACCAAACGGGTGCGGCGTTGCTCATAATCTTGCAGACTAGCCAATAACTCTTGGTAATGCTGTGCTTGTGCAGATTGTTCTTTTTCTAAAGCTGCTTTTAGTAAACGTACCCGCTCTGCTTGTGGCGCCGTTGCGGTACCGTTATTTACAGCTGTAAAGGCATCTTGGTTTTCTACCACCTTTTGCTCTAACAATTGTAAATAAGTGTCATAAGCTCCAAGCCTGGCACTGAATTCCTCTTTAGCTTTGGCTACACCAAAATCTTTAACGTACTCCGCATAGTCTTCATAAAGCTGCTTTTGTTCTTCTAAAGCGCTTTTTAAAAAGCGAGTTTCTTGCTGGTAGTACAATTGGTCAAAACTCTTGGCCTCCAGTGCATTTAGTTCCGTTAGATTAATCTTGACTTGGGCATTATTTGGATTGGCATTGAACTCTTGAACCAGGGCACGTATTTTGCTAAATTTATCTTTTAACGCTTTAAGTTCTTGCCCATCTTTATCTAATTGCTGTTTTGCAAATTCCGTATCTAATGCAGCTATTTGGTCTAATAATTTTTTACGCTCTTTTACTAGCTTTAGGGCGTCTTTATCAGAACCATCCTCTAACTTTAAATCAAAAGCTTTTACCAGGGCATCTGCTTTTTGGTTTAAACCATTTATAATACGGTTATATGTGGTGTTTAATTGCTGTTCTTCTCGTTGTAAGTCGCTGCGTTCCTCTCTAAGTTTTTTGGTAGCAAAAGTAGAGGTGGCACTACGTGTGCCGCCTTTGGCTTCTATTTTTTCACTTAGGCGGTCCTCTTCTTTGGTTATTTCTATAAGCTTGGCGCTGGCCTCGTTAACAGCAGCTAATGCTGCAGCACGGTAAAGCAGTGCTCTTACATAGGCATCACTTTTTTCTCTAAACAACTGCTCTGCTTGGTTGTAGTTGTTGGCAGTGCCTAGTGCATCGCCAAACTTATCGTTATACAACTCTAAAGCCTTACGTTTTTTATCTACATCTGTTGCAGCTCCGGCAAAAGCGGCACCAACCTCTACTACATCTTTAATAGCTGTTTTATAGTTGGCATCTTCAAAGGCTTTGTTAAGCGCTTCTTGTTTGGCCTTGGCCTGGTCTATGGCCTTGCCGCCATTAAAAAGTTTGGTAAAATAATCTACCAGCTGCGGACCATAGATGGTAAGTAAGGTAACGCCTAAACTTAATGCAGTATTCCAGGAGAAAAGGCTACCAACTACTTGGCGCCATACAGGTATGCCTTTTTTACCAGAAGCAACAAGAAGGTCGTTTTGTGCCTTTATACGCCCAATTTCGTCTGCTAAAATGGGTAAGTTGTTACTAATGGCCAAGAAACCCGTTTGCATGGAGAAGGTAAAGGCAGGTAGTTCCCTAGTTATTTGGTTAAGGCTATTGCCTAAACCATCATACTGGGCTCTTTGATTGCGTAACGCAGCTGCATTTTGCGTAATTGAAGCTCCAGTAGCGTTTTGCAGACGCTCTACTTGGTTGTTAACCTGGCGCACAGCGTCCTCACTGTCTTCCGCAATGCCTTTTATCTGGTCTTTAACCTTTTTGGCGTTCTTACGCACCTCTGGCTCGTTAATTAAAAACTCTATGTCTACCGGCTCAAAATCCATTAATTGGGCTTACGGGTTTTAAGTTTATTTTTTAAATCTTGTAGCGTCCCCTCTTCTTGTGGTTCTTGCTCTTGGTCTGCATTAGGCCTTTCAAAACGTATGGCATCTGCCAACATTAGCATAAGGTTGGGTTGGTTTACCCTCCACAACACTTGGTGCCAGGTATGCCCTGTCTCCTTTATAAATTGGTGCAACAGTCCCCAAGGGCTATGTAGGCCGTATTGCCTTAACTCCCTTGTGGTGTCTGACCCAGATTTGGCGTTGTCACTTTTAAACTTCTTACCAATCTGGTAGTACTCATAAAATCCGCACTGCCCCCGTACACCAATAGGGCAGACGTTAAGGCCAATAGCTCTGCAGGCTTACAATGCCATTTTAAATACCAGGCCAGAGGCTTGGTAAATAGTCTGCCAGACCAATTACCATTAAGCATTGCGCAGGCCACTGCCTTAGCAATGGTGGTGCCATGCACCGCCATAATTTGCAAGCTCTCTTCTACGCTTAGCTGGTCTAGTTTTTCATCTTTAAGGCCTGTACTTAAATAGTAGGCACTTATACGCAACAAGGTGCCGTAATAGGGAGCGGTTACGGTAATGGTAACACTCTTTTTAAGCCACCTTATAAAAAAAGGGGCGGCAATTTTAAACTTGACGCCCCTTTGTAGTATGGTTTGGGCGGCCAACATCTCTGTGATGGCGCCATCTTTATCTTTATTCATTACGCATCTGCAGGGTCTGTAACCGTAAGTGCTTGTACACCATCTACCAATGGAGCTACTACCGTAAAGGTTAAGTCTAGCGTCCAGATATTGTTTCTACGGAACTGCAGGTTTTTTAACGCCTTTACCTTAGCTCTAGCAACTACCATAACAGCGCCATCTGTAGTGGTAATCTCCATACGCTTGTAGATACCCGCTTGGTTATCTGGCTTTGCCCAGGTCTTAGTGCCATCTCCATTATCGGTAACCGTACCCCCTGCAAAGGCCGCCAATTTATCTACAGAGCAATCCATCTGGCCAAAAGAGAGTGTTTCCTTGCCGGGCTCTGAAAAAGACACTACAGGTGTGTTATTCATTTCTGAATAAATCTCTGTATCCGTGCCATCTTCCTCATTAAAATCAAAGGTATCTCTTAGCACATCTTGGGTTAAGTCTAGCTCTGTACCCGCTTCTGCTAAGCCTGTAGTGGCATTAATATCAAAAACTTTAAGGCTTTCAAAGCCAATTTTATACTTGCTCATAAGGCGTATGTTTTATGGTTTTTTTGGGTTACTCCTCTGTGTTTACCTCCAGGTCTTTTGCTTTTGTTTCTAGTATAGCTGCTCTTAGCTTATCTTTACTGTTTAGACCTGTAATATCTAATTGATACGTTTCTGTGGCCAGCGTTTTCAACTCTTCAAAACCTAATGCTTCTAGGTCTTCATCATCTTTAGTTGCTTTATTAAGCGCCTTAATTCTTGCTTCGGCATTTTCTAATAACTCTAGCGCCGTAAAGGTCTCTACCTTATTTTTCCCTGTAGGAAAACGTTGGGCGTGAGAATCTGCATGGTGTTTCTCTATAAATATTACACCATCACTAGTGGCATAACACTCTTCTAGACCATTGTTGGCCAATACTGCTTTTGCTTTTTCAATAACTTTAGACATATCCTAATTTTTAGCTTTGTTTTTACCCCATATTTTCTGCCAAAACGTGCGCTTATGTGGCACGCTATCTTTTTGAACAACTGTTTGGGCTTTATTATCTATAGCAGGTTTTACATGTACATCTACAGTACCACCATGCTTGGCTTTGAGCTTTTTAATTTCGGTCTCAAAGGTGTTCTCTATTTTTGTGGTCTCCTTTGCTATGGAGGCCTGTACCATACCTTCAAAATTGGCAATGGTTACTTGGTTGCTTATGATGACCAGCACACCTATAAGGGCAATGTAAATGCTATTTTCTATTACGTTTGGCCAACTAATTCTCATGACAGTACATCCAAGTTGCAAGCCATTTTGCTACATCAAAACTGGGGCAGGCTTTATTAACCCCTTTAAAATCCCTATGGCCTTGCACTTTGGCTTTTGGGAATGTTTTCTGGTATTGTGCCACCAGGCGGGCCATGCTTATACACTGTGCTAGTGTTCTAGTATCTTTAGGGGCCCCTTCTGGGTCTATGCCGCCTATATAACTTATATGGATGCTCTGTTGGTTGTAGCCCCGCACCCCATTGGCTACTTCTTGTATCGGTAATAATTCGGTAACCGCACCGTTTGGCTCAATTATAAAATGATAGCCTGGGTTCTTCCACCCTAAAAAGTTGGTCCAGTAGTTTTTTATGCTAGCTATACTGGTATGCTGCGGTGTTGCTGTACAATGCAATACTATGTAGCGTATGTTTCTCATAAAAACCCCGTAGGGGAATCTGCCCACTGCAGTAGTGGGCAGACCCTTAATTAACTAACCAACTCAAAAATTAGGCTGTCTTAGCCTGTTTCATTAACATAATACCATTGTAATCTGCTCTTCTTGCACGCCCACCAGAACGTACTAAGAAAGAGTAGATATCTCCATAGTATTGTGGGTCGCCAATATTCTCAAAAGCTTCTACGCCGCCAAAGGCAAACTCTACCGCTTCTGAATACCAGAATAAGGCGCAATTATCGTCTGTTGCAGCACCTGCAGCACCCACTGGGTTAACGGCATTAGCAGCTGTAACGCTAGTTACGGTGGAGCGGCTCAAAATCTTCCAGCCTTGCGCTTTAAGTATTACACCCATTCTGCGCTCCTCTTCTGTTACATTTTGCATGTAAGTGGCCGTTACCTGGCTATCTGCTGGGAATGCCTGCGCCAACATATCTGGAGGCAACATGGCATACATCTTATCATTAAACCAACGCTTATTTTGACGGAAATACGTTTGCGCTCTTTGCAAATCATTAATGCTAAAGGCCTTACGTGCTCCTGTGGCATTTGGTGCTGTAGCACCGTTGGCTACGTCTGCTCCTGTAGTTGCTAATATATTGGCCGCTGGAAAGCTGCTAGCCGCATAGGTTCCATGAGCGCCGCTGTTTAACCAGTTGTAGATAGTTTCTTCTGCAACTACTTCTACCAGTTTGTCTCTATCCTCACCAAGGGCAGAAGCTCTCTTGTCATAGGACAATTCCTTAGTGTCTGCATGCGGTATGTATACTGGGTCTGTGGTAAACTCGTCTAACAGATAGATTACATCAGTATCATTACGCTTGCGCACACTTGCGGGCACCGTACTTCTATTCTTAACCACATTACCAGAACCTGCAGACTGCGGTATATGTACTACCTTACTATTAATTACATTGGCATCTGCATTGTGGGAGAACCTTAAAAAGGTATTGTCCTTAAACAACTCCTCCTCTATATGGTTCTGCCATATCTCTACTTGAATTGCGTTTAAAACACTTTTAAATGGCATTATAGATACCAAAGTACCTGTTACAAATGCTAAAGCTGCCGCTGCAGGAACTAGCATTGGGCTAGGGCCAAATAACACGGTACCAAGTACCACATAGGCAATAACCAAGTACAAAAAGTTTAGGGGTTTAAATTGTAGATTTTTCATTTTTTCTAACGCTGTTTTTCGGGTTTATTTGTGATTATCCTTGGTACGCTGTGCCAAATTTTTTCTTAAACTTTTCTTTGAAAGCCTCTATATTCTTTTCCTTTAGCAAAGTCAACTTATTGCTCTTGTCTAGCTCATCATAGCTAAGCTTCAACAACTCATCAGAGCCATCTTCTTTGCCATCTATTTTAGATGCCACATCTTCTTGTACCGGCATAGATTTTAAAAGGGCGTCTGTAGTTTCATAATCTGCATTGGCCAACTTTACGTAATGGTCTTTTTGATCTGCAGTAATTCTCTTTTCTGCCACTGCTTTTTCTGCCAATGCTACAGCTTTGTCTTCTGCAGATTCTTTTTTAAGGTCTACGACCTCTTGGGCCAAATCCTTGTTTTTCTGGGTAAGATTAAGCACCTCTTGCTCTTTATCTGCCAATGTGGTGCTCATGTCTTGGATAGCCTGCAGGGCTTCTGCCTCTGTTGCGCCGTCTTTTAATTTTAATAAATTCAGCGTAGAAGCTGAAAGCACTAAAGTCCTCATATTACTATCTTTTGTTTTTGGGTTCAAATTTGGTGGTAAGACATCAGAGAGCGTAACCTCCTCACCGTTGGCATCGTAAAGACTTACGGCCAAAGCTTCTGGATTGCTTCCAATATCACATAGGCTAACTTCAAACAAAGAGCTATCCCACAACCATAAATCTTCCTGGTCTTTCTTAAATTCTCTAGGACGCAACCCTGCAGAAGCCATTCGTATTACATTTGCCTCTACCTTATCATGTATTTTCATGGCAAACGCATCTTTGTCATCAAATACCGGTATACCAGACAGTTTACCATCGTTAAGCTCAACATCTTCCCAATAGCCTAGGGGTAGAATTTCATCTTGGCTTTCTCCTTTGGGGCGTTTATGCATCCATAACAAGAGTGGGTTGGCCGTGAATTCTGCAAGGTCTATGCCCGCAGTACGCACTCTAAAACCGTGGCGGTTTTTGGCGTCTGTACTTATTACCAATCTCTTACTACTCTTTTTCATGCACTATTGCGTTTTGTTGCGAATTGTTGGCACAAATAAATAGGGCTTTTTTGGGGTAAAAAATTTGCTGTTTTTAAATGGTTGTAATTACCGTACCGCCTTGGTATAGTTAGCGTTACCAGTTTGCAACACGCATTTTTAGCCCTACACCTTATACAGCATTTTTGTGCTCATGGCAGTAAACACAAAAGACACGGTTAAGCGCAAAAAAGAGCATGCTAGGCTGCTCTACACGCAGCAGGGCGTAACCAACCAAAAAGAGTTGGCAGAGCGTACAGGGGTCTCTAAAACTACTATTAACAAGTGGGTAAACGAGGAGAACTGGGAGTATCTGCGTGGCAATGTTATCATAACCAAGGACCAAGAACTAAAAAGGCTTTACCTGCAGATTACCGAGCTTAACGATTTTATCAATAAAAAAGAAGAGGGGCAGCGCTTTGCCAATAGCAAAGAAGCAGACACTTTGGTAAAACTTACAGCCGCAGTTAAGCAGCTAGAGATGGATACCTCTTTAGCAGATGCCATTCAAGTGCTCAAAGACTTTATAAACTTTGTGCGTATAGAAGATTTTGAAGCCGCCAAACTGGTTACCACACAGGCAGACGCCTTTATAAACAGCCTTATAAAATAGTATGATTACAGCTAAGGACAAAAGGGCCGTTATAGATTGGGATGAGTTTGTGCAAAACATGAACCGTGAGGCTCCTGTAGAACTTAACGAGAGTCCACAACAAAGAAGGGCACGTGTAGCGCAATTAGAAAAAAACCATGAGGCTTGGTTTAAATACTACTTTAGCGCCTACTACACTAGTGAGCCAGCACCTTTCCATTTAAAGAGCACCAAGCGGGTAATGGAAAATGCAGAGTTTTTTGAGGTACGCCCTTGGTCCCGTGAGCTAGCAAAATCTGGTCGCACCATGATGGAAACTCTAAAACTGGTACTTACGGGCAAGAAAAAAAACGTGATTCTAGTAAGCAACAATAAGGAGAATGCCATGCGTTTGCTAGAGCCCTATAAGATTCTGCTAGAAAAAAACAACCGTATTATTAATGATTATGGGCCGCAACAAAAACACGGTAGCTGGGCAGACCATTACTTTATAACACGTGGTGGTGCCGCCTTTTTAGCGCTGGGCAAAGGGCAGTCTCCCCGTGGTACACGTAACGAGGCCGTAAGGCCAGATTTAATTATACCAGATGATTTTGATACGGATGAAGACTGCAGAAATCCAGAAACCATAGACAAGTATTGGGATTGGTTTGAGCGGGCCTTGTACGCCACCCGTTCTATCAGTAATCCATTATTGGTCATCTGGAACGGAAATATTATAGCCGAATACTGCAGCACCAAGCTTGCCATGAAAGTGGCAGATAAGTATGAGCTAGTTAATATTAGGGACAAAAACGGCAAAAGTACTTGGCCCCAAAAGAACACGGAAGAGATGATAGACCGTGTGTTAAGTAAAATTAGCTATAATGCTGCACAGGGCGAATATTTTAATAACCCCATTACTAGAGGCAAAGTTTTTGATGCCTTGCACTACAAGAAGTTATTACCCTACAAGCGGTACAAGTTCTTTGTAATCTATACAGACCCAAGCTATAAGGCGGGCAAAAAGAACGACTATAAAGCTACTATTGCGGTGGGTAGGTATAAAGACGAATACCATGTTAAGTTTGTGCGCTGCGCCCAAACAACAACTGCCAATATGTTAGATTGGCATTACCAAGCACATAAAGAGATTGCGCCACATTGCGCCGTTTATCACTACATAGAATGGCCTAGCATTGACGACCCTATAAAACAAGAGCTGCAAAAGGCAGACAAGCGGCATAAAATGACTTTGCCCCTTAAGGCAGATGAAAGGAACAAGCCAGACAAATTCTTTAGAATAGAAAGTACCCTAGAGCCTTTGAACACCAACGAAAAGTTGTGGTTTGAAGAGCGCTTAAAGGTAAGTGACCATATGAAGGCTATGGAAGCGCAATTTTTAGCCATTAGCCCTACCAGTAAGGCACATGATGATGGGCCAGATGCCGTAGAGGGTGGCGTATACATTGTTAATGCCAAAACCAGTAGTGATGTAGGCAAGATTAGTGTTAATAAACATAAAAAACGAAACCCAAAGAGATGGTAACCAGGACAGATTTTGACACCCACCTATATGCCGAAATTTTAACCGCTATAGACCGTGGAGACACCAGCTTGCTAACCACTGCTATTAATGCAGCCTTGGGCGAGGCTAAAGGCTATTTAAGCCGGTTTGATGTAGACGCACTATTTGCAGCTACTGGAGAAGACAGGGATGCAACATTGTTGTTGTATTTAAAAGATATTGCGGTCTGGCATTTTATACCGCTGGCCAACCCCAATACAGATATGGCGCTGCGCCGCACCCGTTATGAAGATGCCATACGTTGGCTTACAGATATACAACGGGGCAAAATATATTATGCAGATTGGCCCGTACCCACCACCCAGGAACAGGGAGAGGCCATTATTGCCGTAAGCTCCAGACCCCGCAGAACCACCAACTGGTAACAACTATTTAAACACCATTTAAATGGCACATAAAATTAAACATACGGCTACGGCTGCAAAGAACCCCGCAAACGAGCCAAAGCAAATAATTATACAGCAGTTAGAGGTACGTAAGGCTACCAGAACAGAGCAAGACATACCCAAATGGCGCAACGCCATTAAATCTGCAGAAGGGGTAAACCCAAGAAGGCAGTTGTTATATGATTTGTATGCAGATGTAGAACTAGATGGCCATGTAGAGAGTGTTGTAAGTAAACGTACAGATGCCGTGTGTTTGGCAGATTGGCACTTTGTAGATAAAGATGGGAGCCCTATAGAAGAGATTAACCAGCTTATAGATACTATTGGCTTTGGAGAAATGATAGAGGAGATTGTTAAAACCCGCTTTTGGGGCTACTCTATTTTTGAACCAAAATTCTGGAAAGGTCTGGATGATAAATGGCAGATGAATGCAGGGCTATTGCCTCGCTTGCATTATAGACCAGAGGCTGGCATTGTTACCTACCAAAGGTATGGAGAAGATGGCGTGGATATACGTAGTGGGCGCTACCTTAAAACCGTAATGGAGGTAGGCAAAGTAGACGATATGGGGCTTTACGTAAAAGCAGCGCCATACGCTATTTTAAAAAGGGGAGGCATAGGAGATTGGGCAGCTTTTATACAAACCTTTGGCAGCCCTCTAATAGACGCCACTTGGGATGGTTTTGATGAAACCCAAAAGGCAGCACTCCAAGATGCCTTAAATGGCTTAGGACCAGGTGGCACTATAATTAGGCCAGATGGCACAGAGATAAGCATTATAGAAAACAAGGCAAAAGACACCAGTGATGCACACGGTTCTTTTACCGGGTTCTTAAATAAAGAAATTAGTAAATCTTTATTGGGCACCACAGAGACCACGGAAAGCTCTACCTCTTCTGGCTATGCGCAGAGCAAAACGCATGATGAGCAAGACAATGACAAGCATGACAGTGATTTGCAATTTACCCGCAGGTATTTAAACAGCCGCTTTATTCGCGTACTTAACGCTTACGGTTTTGACACTAAAGGTGGCGAATTTACCCTTAAAGGCGATGAGCACCAGCTAGACAAAACACAGCAATTTAATATTGTTAGCACTTTAATGGAGAAACATAAATTACCTGTAGACCATGATTATCTTTATGAGACCTTTGGCATTCCCAAACCAGATAATTATGAGCAGCTATTAAAGGAGCAAGCGCAACAAGAGGCAGCAGAACCAACACCTAAAAAACCGAATACCAAAGCCACCAGAGAAGAGCAAGAAGGGAAAAAAGCCGCCAAAACCAATAAAGAAAACAAAGACGTTTCTTTAGATGATGCCAAGGCACAATCTGGTATTATAAGGGCGTACAACAATTTTGTAGAAAAGCTATTGGGTTTTTTCGTGAAAGCCCCGCAAGACGGGGCAATGCTGCAGAGCTGTACACACCACCATACCACCATAACACTTAGTAATGGCATTAATAGTGATACTTGGTTGCGGCAATTCTGGGAGGGCAAAAATAAAAGCTTTAGCAGCACACTGTTCTATTACCATAGCAGCAACCTTACCAGAGCGTTTAAAGAAGGATGGGGCACAGGAAACACCGTGCAGCTTACAGAAAATCCTGGCTTTGCCTACGGTGGTGATGACCCCGCTATGCTCACCGCTTTTGAACAGAACCTCTTTAAATTCGCAGGGGCAAAAACCTTGGCGCAAATACAAGAGCTCAACCAATTTTTTAGGCAAAGCAAAAGCTTTGAAGAATTCTACCAAATGGCCAAACCACGTACAGAATTGTACAACACGGCATGGCTACAGACGGAATATGCAACAGCGGTACTAACAGGCGAGGCAGCGGCCACCTACCAGCGTCTAAAGGCGCAAATAGACCTATTTCCTTATTGGAAGTATACCACGGTGGGAGACGAGCTTGTAAGGCCAGCACACCGCTTGTTAGATGGGTTAATTTTACCCGCAACAGATAAAATCTGGCAAAAACTATTTCCGCCAAATGCATGGCGCTGCAGGTGCAGGGTGGTACCATTAATGGCGCATGAGGTAGATGCCAGCTTATTGGGAGCTATGCAAAAGCGGGCCAAAGCCTATTTAGATAGTACTATGGGCCAGATGGAAAAAGACCAAGGATGGCACGTTAACAGGGCTAATTCTGGTGAGGTATTTTTAGCCAACCAAATGTATACAGGCAAATTCCCAGGCAAGGCACAGAAGAGCTTGGCCCAATTAAAACCGCAAGATTGGGGATTGCAAGCGTACTCGCAGGCCAAAAAAGCAGGTAAGGGTGTAGTTAAGACTTTTGATGGCGATAGACCGGATCAAGCGCAATTAAAAGATTACAACAATAGACCAGTGGTTGTAAACAAATCTGGAGGCCCAAATGCCTTATACCTGGGCATGCAAGAAGCATTGCACCAGCCAGACGAGGTATGGTACCAAGGCAAAGACCTTACAGAGGTGTACTATGTTAAGTACTACAAAGACCAAACCCTTGTAACCGTTGCCAAAGTTGCCCCAACAGGCATGCAAATACTTAATTGGTATACCTTGGAAGAAACACGTAAAAGCATAGACCTGGTAAGGCGTGGTTTACTAACATATGTTAAGTAATGAAAAGCAAAAACCAAAAAAAAATAGACGGCTTTTTTGCGCAGTTTGACCAACGTTTTGTGGCGGCCATACCCAACATTGTGGCAGAAACGGCCACAGAATATTTTAAACAACGCTTTACAGAAGAGAATTGGGACAATGTGCCTTGGCCTAGTCTTAACCCCAAATATGCCCAAAAAAAAACCGCTGGCCGTGGGCGCATACTAACCCGTAATGGTTTTTTGGTAAACAGCATTAGACCCTCTACGGTAAGCCTAAAAAGAGTAGTAATCACCGCAGGTAATAGTAAAGTACCTTATGCCAGAATACATAATGAGGGCTTACGGGTTAGCGGCGTACGCAGTGTGCGTAGCTATACCAATAGTAATTTTATGGGCAAGGGTAGAGCCGTGACTATCAAAGCCCACAACAGGCAGGTAAACTACCAGATGCCACAGCGTAGATTTATGGGCCGTAGTGCCTTTCTAAACCAAGCTATTAAAAACAGGCTGGCCGCAGCCTATAAAGCCATTTAAATGAAACAATTATTTAAAGACATTACCGAACGTTTAGACGGCATTGCCGAACTTAATTGGGTAGATGAAGAGAAGGGCCAAATGAACTATACAGGAGCTTATGACCGACCGCCATTAGTATTCCCTGCAGCTTTGGTAACCCTTAGTATTCCGGGTACGCAAGGTCTTAATGATAAAAAACAAATTGCACAGCTGCAGCTGGCCATTACCTTGTGTTTTGATTTTTCGGGAAATACCAATAGCAAAACACCAACTGTAGAGCGAGACAAAAGCCTTGCGTATTATGATGTTGTAGATGCGGTATACAAAGCACTACAAGGCTGGAGCAGTGGCCGCTTTAACCCTTTGGATAGAATTAGCTTTAGGCCTATACCCAGGCCAGATGGGTATAAAACGGTACAACTGGTTTTTGCAAGTGGTTTTAAAGACCATACCGCTGCAGACTAATGCCATGCAAGCCAAGGGTATTTCTTTTTAAGGTCGCTACGGTCTGTTTTGCGGTCTTTTAGGTTTTCTAAATAACCCAAACGTCCATTAATATGCCTAGATATGGTTAGGGGGCTTAAAAAGAACTCTTGGCTAAGGTCTGCCAAGCAATCATCATACCTTTTACGGCATAATACCGCATAATAATAATACCTACTCACCATTAATGTGGTGCGCTTGGTTTTTAAGTCTTGTTGGGGTTCTATGGGCAACTCTTCTAGAGCATTGCTTACCAGATTATCATAAATCTTGCGCTTACCACCTAATACCATACTACCAGTTGTTGTCTTGTGGGTTATTTAAATGGTTTTTAAACGCCAGTATATAGTTATTAAAATACTGTTCTAAATCTGTTTTTGCCCTTTTACTTTTTAGCTTACCTTTTTTGCCGTAAATACCAAGATTACTACCATCTAAACTCATTTTTTCCCAAACTATATGCAATTGCTGTAGCTTATCCGTATAGGTGGTAAGTATAAAACTGGGAGCATCTACACGCACTTTACCATCTTTAAACCTAAAGGCAAGGGTATACTCCATGTTAAAAACGTGCAGTCCATTGCGGTGTATGCTATTGGGCGCCTGCGCATTAACAGTTATGCGCTCTCCTGGTATAACACTAATGGCACGATCTGGATGGGTGTATAGGCCATGCAGGTAATCTAAGGTAATCTGGTAAAGGGTTTGGGCGTCTTGGTCTGTGGTAAGTACCAAATAGTCTTGGTCTTTATGGGTGAGGCCGTAAGGGGTAAGCTGCCATTGGGCGCAAAGCATACCACTACATAAAAAGAATGCTAAAGCTAATTTTCTGTACATCTGGTTGTTAATTTATATAAATGTACAAAAAAAGAAAGCTTAGCACTAAAATCTTGGCTTAAGCTTTCTTTAATACAACAAGGCTTATCCGTCATTAAAACGACGGATAGACGGGCGTTGTCTATCTATATTCCTCATCTGGAGAATACCTAAAGGCTGTAAAATGCAGGCAAATAGCTGTTACTCTTTTTTGGGTGGTGGCCCAGAGGCCAAACCATTCTTTAAACTGCAAGAGCTCTAGACCATCATTAGCGGCCAATTGTTGCATTGGTATACGGCAATCATAAGATATTGGCCCAATCTTTAAACAGGTATTATAGAAGTCTAAATCTATAATTTGAAAACCCACCTGATCCTCTTGGGTAAGGCAGGTAATCTGCTCTTGTTTAGAACGGTATGGCATGCCCTGCCACTCTCTAATACTTAATATGGCCTTACCTGCGGCCACCTCTTCTATCTTTGGCTGCCAATAGCCTACATTGGTTCTTAGGGTATGTATTTTTGTTCCTTGCAGCACCTTGGTTCTAAAATTAGTGGATTGCCCTTGCTGGCTATGGCCTTTTAAAAAGGTTTTAGAAAGTGTTATTACGTGTGTTTTCATCTCTTATCTGGTAGTCTAATGATATGTATATGTAAGCGCAGAAAAGCGCATAGTCTACGTGCTGCAGGTAATACGCAATTACACTGCCCACTAGAAAAGCGGCTAATATTAATTTATTGCGCATTTTTATTTTCCAAATCACTTATTTTTAGTTTTAAATCTTCAATAATTTTATTTTTTATATTGAATGTTCTCAAATTGGCTGACAGCACCCTTTGTAAATCCTTATATGCTTTAGTATTTTCCACACCTTGCTCAAGTAACTCATTCCTTTTCCTAATGGAGTTATTTTCTTTTTTGAGCATCTCTAGTTTAGTGTTTAATTCTAAGATATTATGGGTTTGATTTTCTATCTTTTTTACTAAGCTATTTATGTACTCGTCTCTTGAATATTTTCTTCTTAGTGAAATTAAAACGTTATCTATGTATCTGTCGTGTTTATCCATATAATGAGTTTAACTACATATAATCTTTCATGTATTCTGTAACTGCGGCGTTAAACTTTTCTTTGCCCATTACCGCAATGGCCTCTGCAATATTTTTGTAGCCTTTATCTATTGCCACCTGGTAGGCGTAACCTTCTCTTTTACTTGTAGTTGGTGGTAGGCTTATTTTAGAATTGTTTTTGCCCAACAAAGAGATGCCCGTTTGCCCCTTGCTAAGCTTAAATGCTTGGAGCTGTAATTTACCCGCATTTACTATGGTATTGCCTATGTTTACCACTGTCTGCGCCTCTTCTTTTTTCATTTCGCCATTTCTTATTTTGTCTAATGTATCAAACAAAATGTCGTTTAAATCATCTAAATTCTTTGCCATAATTTTTGTGTTGTTAAAGTTCTCTTTGTAATTGTAATAGAAGGCTTTTTGTAGGCCTTAGTTCTTTTGGTAGTCTGTTGCGTTTGGCATGTTCTGCTCTGGTGATTATTTTTAAATCTTCTGGCCCGTCTGCTATAATGTTGCCACTCTTGGTAATTACCAACACACTAGATGGTAGCGTAAAATAGGTGTTGGTAAACAGCCACCTGTTGTAGTGTACAAAGCCCGTTTTGGTTTTTATAACGGCTTGGCCGCTCCAGATTTTTAGAGTACCTACTGGGGTTGCCCCCCCACGGGTTTGCCATGCCTTTACGGGGCAATCTTTAAACATACCCAATTGCACATTACGTTTTTTAATGGCCTTTATCTGTGCCGCAGTGCGCTTTAGCTTTAGATAGCGCCGTTTTTTTTCTATATGTTTTTTGCTCCAGCCTTTATCTTTATGCCAGCGCTCTGCAAATTCCGTGGCCAGTTCCGTGTCTCCTTTTACCTGGTACCATTTTTTTAAAAAAGCAACTTGCTCTGGGGTCCAGTACTCTAACTGTTGGCGGTACAGCCCCATTTGGTAACGTATTACTCTTACACTGGTATTGCCCACGCCCAAGGCCTTAGCCATTTCTGTATTGGTGAGCAATTTGTAGTTTTCTTTGATAAAACGTAAATGCTCTGGCTTAAAGATTGCTTTACCATATTTGCCTTTCTCTACTTTGTTCATGGGCATACAGCTGTTACCAAGTGTACATGTTCTAGACCGTTTGCCGTGTAGTCTACGGGTGGCTCTTTGGCATTGTAGGTGCTTTTTAGCTTATAAATATCTGATCCAGGTACATGGGTAAACTCTTCTACCCAATAGGTGCATGGTTCTTGTGTACTGCAGCTGGCAAGTACCGTGATAATAAGTAAGGTGTATAGTGTTTTCATATTTATGTTTTTAATTATTACTCTGCGTCTTCCCATCGCTTGTTGCGTAGGTAGGTATCTGGTAAACATTTGGCAATGCCAGAATGCATACGGAGCCAATCATTATAACGGCGTATACCTGCTAGCGCTTTAATGCGGTCTGCTTCTGATAGTTTGATCCATAACTTTTCTGCCCTTAGTTTATTCTGTTTTAAATCGTAAACCGTCCAAAATGTTGCAAAGCTGGTGTCTACCGTTCCTTTTTCTACCTCAAAAAACTTGCGCATCTCTACATCTTTAGTCCAGAAGTCCATACGGTCTTCTTGAGATGGAAAGTTTTTGGCATTGAACAGCCATTTAATTTGGTTTTCTTGCATCTGGCCTTGTAGCACTTCAAAAGCTTTTAAATCGCCATTTAAATGGTATTTAAATTGCCAAACAAAGAGGCCAGAGCGGGCGGTAACTGTGTAAGTGGTTAGTAGTTCCATTACGCCAATTCTTTATCTAATTCATTACTTATATTCTGTAATACCGTTTGCTCATACAAGTTGGGTATAAATTTAATGCCATGTAGTAGCGCTAGCTGCAGGTAGTATGCCTCCCAATACTGTAGTTTTAAGGTATATCTTTTATTAGGTGGAAGTTGGCGCTTACGTATGGCTAGTGTGCTTAACTTATCTGCCAGCAAACCCCATATATTATTAAACAGTTGTTTCTGCTTGCTATCTGCATGGAGGTGGCAGTATTGCCAAATTGTGTTAACTACATTAAGACGGTCATTACTTAAGTCTATTTTTACTTTTATTGCCATGTGTGTTCTAATTTTTTCGTTTTATTTACTTTGCCTAATTCTGTGTTGAGAGCAGAGGGTAAATGCAATGCGGTTTGATCCAGGGTAAATTCTTTAATCCAATCTGGCAGAGCTTCTATTGCCTTTATCTGTTGCTGCAGCTTTGCCAACTCCCTTATAATTTTTTTTGTCTTGGCAACTGGCAATACATGGGCATTGTTCGCCATAAATGCTATGAGTTGTAGCTCATAATTTTGAAGCCAGCTTTGTTTTTCATTATACGTCATGGGTAATACTTGCAAAATCTTTACGGCAATCTAGGCAGTGGGCTTTAGTAACCTCATGGGTAGCAAAGGCCTCTTCTACTAAGAGAACATCATTTTTATGCGGGCACATCTCTTGCCACATTTTTAGGTACCATTCTTGTACCGGTCTTTGGGTTGTTATCATTCTACGGTGTAGGGTGTTTGTTTTATTAATAGTGCCTCTGGGTGTTCTTTAGCTACCTCTAGTATGCTCTTTGCCCTTACCATAATTGTAGTAGGCGTAAAGTTTTGCATCTTTTTAACTAGATAGAGTTTCATTAATTACTTGTATTTTTTATTCACCATTTGCTCGAGCGCCTTTATTACTTTGGGCATTTCTGTAGTGGCACACAATTGTTTTAAAGGCTTTTTAACGGGGCTTTTGGTATACAGCCAGTGGGCCAGTAATTGTAAATTGGCAACGGTTCTGCCATTCTTAGTACTTACCCATCCATATTGTTGGCAAAGGCTTAATATGTAGCGGTGTTTACTGTCTTTTACATTAAAGGCCGCCCAATTATCATAAGGGCCCCTGTGCGGAGTGCCACCTAACTGCTCAATAATTAGATTGGCTTGCTCAAAAGAGAGGTCGTTACAGCTTATTTTATCTACGCTGCCTGTTGCCCACTGCACAAACTCTTCTTTAATATCCCTAGTAGGGGTATTAATATGAATGTACTTTTTTTGTGATTTTGTTGCTTGCATGTCTGTTAGTTAAAAATGTCTTTGTCTTCTGGTACCGGCCCATATTTTCTAAAATCTTCTTTACACTGTTGCTCCCATTGCTCATGGGTATATGCTTTTGCGCCGCCACGGACTAATAGTATTACAAAGAGGGTAAACAGAAGTATTAAAAAGATGTATAGCATATTGTTTTTAATTTTATTTGTGCCAGGGGCAGGATTTGAACCTGCATGAAAAACTTGCGTTACCATTGCAAGTGACCGCGACTTTCTCTATAAACTCCTCCAGTGCACTAGAGGCTACCACGTTTTTTCTCACCATTTGGTATGGCTTAGCGTCTACCATGTTCCGCCACCCTGGCTTTTGCCCTGTATCGTAGGGCCTACGTTCTTTGGCTATCTTGGTGCATGAATCTTGCGTGCTCCCACACCGTTTAACCTTGCTGCAGTTATACACTTGCCTGGGGGTCTGCAGCTGGTATTAAGAAAGCCCTTTTTGCCCGCCGAAAAGCGAGACCTACACTGGGAAGCAACCCCCATGTTTTTTTTACTTACTCAATACCATTGTAGGCACGGGCATACCTGCTAGGGGCACAAACTTTGCCCCGTTCTTTATTCTTTTGGCATCTTGCTCCTTGGCTATTACAAGGGCTTTTAGTGCTTGTTGGCGCAAGAATTTGGGATTGTTAGCTACATCTTGTCTGCTGTTGTCCATTTTTACTTTTTTTGAATACTGTTTAAATGCTGCCTAAACGCCTTTTGCTCTGATGGCGTTAACTCTTCTCTGCACACCCAATTGCCATTGGTGTCTTGTATTATTTCTTTGCCGTTTACGTAGACTTTGGTAACATCTAACTCTAGCACTTCTATTTCTGTAGGCATTAGAGGCTGCTAAAGTTTAAACTAAGAGTCTTATAACTGCCATCTGGTTGCTTTTCTTGGAACTCATACCCAAAGGCCTTTAGATGGGTGCTGTAGCTTTCTTTGATTAAGCCTAGGCCTTCTATCCATCTTGGGTCATTGAACTTGTCTTGGTGTTGAAACAAATTCATTACTCGGGCATATTCCAGGTCTCCAGCATCGTTCTTGGCTAGGAAACTCAACAAAATCTCATACAGCTCTTTGTCTTTCTTTTTTACGGTGTCTCCCAAAAAATCTTTGATTAGCTCACTGGCTTTAGTGCTGCGCTCATCCCATGTAGGTGTAGTATCTCTACGGCGTTTTATCTTATAGTTGCCGTCTTTGGTGATAATGCTAAATCCGCCTTTGCTATTACTACGAAGGGCGCCGTAATCCTGTAAGGCTTTTGCCTGTTCTTGCATGTGGGCCTCTGCCTCTTTTTTAAAACGAGCCAGAGCAAGGTGCAGGTCTTTTGCATTAGTAAATAGATACTCTATGGTGTGCTCACGCTCTGCCTCATACTTTTCTTTGAGCCTTTCCTTTTCTTTCTGTTCTTTTTTACGCTTAGAGGCTAACAGCTGCTCTAACTCTGCCGTAGTCATTTCTGCTGGAGACTTTTCTTGTGACATGTGTTGTACTGGGTTTTGGATTATGTAATAGGTTCTCTAGTCTTTCTTTGTAGCGTACTACACCAATGTAGTACGGATGGTCTGGGCCTTTGTTTTCTAACCAATGGCTTAAGCTAGCTGCTCTGTTAATTAGCTCTACATTGGTTAAATGGCCTTTAGGTGTTATGGGCATTCTGGTTTCTTTTTAGTTAAATAATCATACACTTGTTGCACTTCTCTATCTAGAGCCTTTGGCAGAACGTATTTGGGGGTTACTAATACGTTGGGGGTTTCTGCCAATTGGTCTAGACAATGCATAAGGCTTGCACGTTCCATGCTTATGCAGATGCGTTTACCGGCACTTAGGGTACCATTTAATTTAGTATAGCGCTGCACGGCTATAAGAAGGTCTAATCTTATTATTATCTGGGCTTTGTTCATTAATTAAATGGGTGTTTAATGCTATTTCTGTGGGTTTTTAAATCTGATTTAATTAAGTCTAGCAAGGCTTTTGGGTAATTGCTTTGAATGGCCTCTGCATACTGCAGAAACAAATCTTGAAAGTTTTCTGGGTCTACAATACCCGCCTCTAGGTACTCTTTGTGGTCGTTAAAAAATGGCTCTTCTACAAATAGTTGCCATTGGGTGGCGTACCAATTGTACAAGGCCTTGTTTTGCAACATGTGCATTAGCGGTAAGCCTAGGTTTATGGCATACTTACTACACCATACAGCGTAGTGGTTTACCCGGCAATTATCGTACACCAAATAGGTACTGCCCAGGGCTTTGCGTATTAGATGGTTTCTTGTGCTCATTTTGTTAATTTTTCCCAGTACTCGGCTGCCCGTGCTGGATAAATGTTGTAGGGTTCTTTACCGCCATATCTTGACTTTGGAAAGGCCATAAAACCCTCCACCCAGATTTTAACGGATACATCGTATTCAATTTTTTTGGCCACACGGCCCTCTGGTTTCTTACCCTCCGCATGGCTAAGCCAGATAAAGGAGGTGTTTTTAAATTTTCTAGTGAACTCTTGGTATTGCTTGTAGCTAATGCCGTAGTACTGGTAACTGTCGATAAACACAAAGTCGGCTGCATTTCTCCTGGATAATCTGGCGTACAGCTCCTCAAACTCATCAGTAAGCAACTGAAAATTAGAACCACAAGCCTCCATGCCTGTTCTTTTACAAGCCAGCTCAAAACTTTCACTATTCCCCTCTTCCAAGCCCAAGTACCAGACTTTTCCATACTTAGCAAGGAGTTTAGCAAGACGTAAGGAGTAGCTTGTTTTACCATTTCCGGAGTGACCGTAAATAATCCAGTTTGCGGACTTTTCTGGTCTGCCAATATGTTCTTGCCATTCATTAGTAAAGGGTAGTACATCTCTTTTGGTTGCGTATAATTGTGTAATCGAAATTGCTTTCTTTAGTTTGGCCATAGTTGGCTATACCGTTTCTAACTTGTTTTTAAAATCTTTCTCTGCTTGCTCTCTTAGTTTGCTCCACTTATCTAACAATGGGGCTAAGCCCTTCCAATTAAATCTGCTATCCTCTTCTAGTATAGCTACCGCATCTGTATACTTATCTACTTGTTGTTTTACCAGTGCTTCTGACAATAATGCTATAGCCTCTTGAGCTAGGTTTTGGTTGCGCTCTAGTTTCTTTTTTATAGCATACACTTTGCGGCTTACTCTACGTAGGTCTGCTTTGCTATCTTCTATTACTTCTTTTATAAAGTCTTTGTGCTCCACACCATTGGCCATACAGATGTGTGCTACATCTTCTGTTGATGGTTCCGCTATAAAGATGAATTTGCGCCCTAGACGGCTATACATTTCTTCATACCCTTTTCTGTTTAATCTTCGGCCACGGTCTATGCGGTTCTGCAGGTGCTCGGTAGCTGCCAGGACTATACCGCAATGGTCTTCTAACAGGTTGTACAGTGTTATAAAGAAGCATAATACATGGTCTGGCAGTTTGTCTGCCTCATCAAATATTAATAGCGGGGAGTTCTTTACTTTAAGAGCAAACACCAGCTCATCCATCATTTGACTAATGCTCTTGCCACTAGTTTTATGCCCTACTATGCGCAATACCTCTCTTAGGAATGTTTTACGGTCCCAATATTCTCTACAGCATACGTAGTAGGCATCTGGATTATGAAGGGTATACGATTCTAATGCCTTTGTTTTGCCACAGCCAGCATCCCCAATCATGCCAAATACTTTAGCGTCTTCCTGTGCGTCTTCCATAAGGCGCTGTATGCGCTTATAGTTTGCTGTTTGGCAGATTATCCAATCTTTTCCAGATATGCCTAACTGCGTACCTATGTTACGCCACATAGTATCACTTATTTGCTCCCATATTTCTTTGGTAATCTGATGCAAAGTGGCAGGGCTTACTTTTTTAAGGCTATGAGCGGCTTTGTTAAGACCGCCATACCTTTCTATGTGAAGCCCTACAGCCTCTGTAATGCGTTGTTTTTCTTGTAGTGTTACCATATTGAGTGTTAATTAATAATCATCATATAAGTCTCCATATTCCATATTGCTCACTTGCTTTTGCACTTGTGCTATAGATGGTGCCTTGGATTCTTTTGTTTTTCTTTTTTTGCTTTCTAACCCTTTTATGTGTGGAGCATTTAGGCCTTGCTGTTCTGCAGAGAGGCCAAGGTTTTGCATTAGGGCATCCATTGTATCCCTAGATTCTATGCGGCGCTCTTTATTTGCCTTTTTAACTTTAGCTATAAATTGAGCTTCCCAGTCTTGTTGTTCTTGCTTGCCACGGCTAATCTCTATCTTGGTTTCTGCGGCTGTAAGGAATTTTAGGCCTAGCGGCGTATCTTCATACAACCATATTAGGTGCATATCTTCTGGGTCATATTTAACAGTAACCTTACGGTCTATGTTATTGGCCAACCATTTAACATCTGGTGCCCTATCTTGGTCGTACACCATATAGGTGTGCTTTTGTTTAGCTTCTGTAAAGCTTATACCATAAGCGGTTACAGTTACTGGTTTTTCTCTTTGTACCCAGAATATATCTACCATATCAAACACATCTATTGCTGGAGCTTTTGGATTATTACTATCATAATACATGCTTAACCTTGGCTCTTTGGTTTTAAAATGTGGCATTTGATTCCATTGCTTACGCATTTCTGCGTACTGGGCTTTGGCCTCTTCTAAAGTGGGCAGGTTGTCTACATTGGCCAAAATAAATTCCATGTTTGCCTGGCTCTCTTCTGCACGGGCGGTAATGTTTTGACCAGTGAAGTACCAATGCCTTTTCATTACCTGGTGTTGAAATCTGTAAAAGGCATTTTCTATAGTCTTGGACTTACCGTTATACGGTTCTGTTTTTATGGACAGCTTGGCTATACGGTCTAAGAATACGCCGTTCTTTAGTTTTTTATGCCCACCAGCACCATCATATTTTATCTCATAAGGTCTATGCCCGCTATTTTTGACCGCCATTTTATAGGCATAGTATTGAGCTTCGTAATTTTCTGTTGGGCTTATGTGATAGCCTAGGAATACCTCACTAAAGGCATCCATAACCTCGTACACCATGCAGGTGGCCATTTTGCCGTTTTCGTCTTTATAGTAAAGGTTTAATTTAGTACCATCTGAATACCATAAGCTATCTCTCATGGTTGGTAATTTGGTAGAGTGTTGGTAGCTGTACTTTTCTTTGGCTTTAAGCTCTCCGTAGCGGTAGCCCCACCATTGGTTTTTAATTTCTGGCTGGTGTAAAAAGTTATAAAGTGTCTTTTCTTCTTTTAGTACTCTCCAGTTCTTTTCTATGGCCCGCTCATTATACTCATCTAACAGTTGTGCACAACTGGTAACTTTGTTTACCTGGTCTGCCCAGCGGCCTATTACCCATTGTTTGCTATTGCTATTTAGTTTTTCGCTGTTCTTATGGCCATGTCCTTGGTGCACAAGGGCCTCAAAACCAATTTCTTGGTACTTTTTGTACTTACGCTGCAGACTACGTGCATTTTTTGGCAAGCTATGTGGCCAAAGATGGTAGGGAAGCTCCTGAACTATATCGCTCAAGGCATTCCATGTTTTGGTAAGACCGCCATTACCTAGCGCTTTAGTTCTCAATATACGGTCATTAATCACTGTTTTAATACCGTTTAGGATAGCGGCCTCTGCAGCGTATCTTTTCTGCACATCTTCTGCCAATGGCGTACCATTATCAAAAAGGTAATCTGCAAAATAGCGAGCGGCTTTCACATCTCGCTCTAGATAATCGCAAAATATGATATGCATATCCGTTTTTGTTGGGTCTCCAACAAGGGATATAACCTCTTGCTGGTAGTGTTCGTGGATGGATGCCCAACTAATCAAAGCTGGCGAACCTTTACCACGGCCTTTGCGCATTACTCTAAATGGGCCACGGCGGCAATAATTATCATATTTATATTTAGGCATGATGCGAGCTACCTTGTAGAGCCAACCGCCGTGTATGCAAAGTGTATTTTGGTAGGTCTCGAACATTATGCTATTTCTTTAGGTTCTTTGGTTTCTTGGGGTTCTTGGGGTTCTTTATTAAAAGAACCTAGCATAGGTTCCACAATCTTAATTAGTTGCTTAGCTCTCTCTGTATTTGCAGGGCGTTCTCCGGTCAATACGTAGTCCACATATGCACTACTCATATTCAACTGTTTAGCGATTGCGCTTTTGTTTAATATTTTTAACTCTTCTCTTGTGTACGCCATTTTTTTGACTAGCTTTGTTTAAATTCTTGAACAAATATTGTGAATATTTTTCACATTGTGAAATATTTTCAACATAAAAAGTGAGTGATATTAACTATTTTGCGGAAAATTTGCGCTACTTGCTTGATAAGCAAGGGCATAGCCAACAGCATCTTGCGGATATAATTTGCAAGGACAGGACGAGCATAAGTGCGTACCTAAGGCGTAAGTCTACCCCAGATTTTGCTACAATTATCACTATATCAAACCTTTATAGTGTTTCTATTGATGATTTGTTAAAAAAAGACTTAAAACATGCTAAGTATGATTTAGGTGAGCATAAATCTATTGTTCGTGAAAAAAATGCACACTACAAGACGCAAAATTTTCCCGACCAAATGTTTACAGAAGGTTTTGAGGGTTATATTAAAAAGTTAATTAAAGAGGGTATAAAGGACTATCTTGGTAGTGCTGCAGCCATGACAAGCCTTACCGAACAGATAAGCTACCTGTACAAGAGAGAACAGCGCAGGGAGTTTGAGGAAGAGCTTGAGAAATCTAAAAAGCGTTTAAAGCGTAAGAAAGAAGAAACTAACTAAGACGTTAATAAATTAATTAAACTAGACCCTACTTGCTGTAACTCTGCAGCCTCTAGCGCTTTAAATTCATTATGAACTTGTTTTACAATTCGTTTTAATTCATTACTATCTATAATGCCGCTATCGTAGTCCGCATTGGCTTGCTTAATTGTCAGTAGTAGTACTTTTAGTTTATCCTCTGCCATCTGCTTTAAAATAAAGGTCTAACATAGAATTAAGTAACTGTATCTTTTGCGACTTTCTGTTGTGCGCCCTTTGTATTATATAACTACCTCCTAAAGCGAGAGCAACAAAACTTATAACCACACCAGAGGCATATAGATGTAAGAGCGCATCGTCCCATTTTAATGAGGCGTCAAAAACCCAATATAGTTGAATGAAGTATAGATAAACAGGTACCATGTAGCTAATCCTGTAGGGCTTAAAAAACACGGCTATTAAGATTAGAAAAGGGGAGAGCGTTTGAGAGAACACCCATATAAATGTTTGAGTGTCTTGGTACCCATAATTATTAGATAGTTGCAGATTTGGGTAAATCTTGTCAGCGATAAGTATTACCCCTGACAAGATTATTAAGAAACTACCAAAAGTTTTAGTTACCTCCTTGATTACCGGGTCTGACAACTTTTTCTTTGTCAACCTCTCCTTGCCCTTGATTTCCTGGTCTGACGATTTTGTCTTTGTCAACTTGATAAATTTCTTGCTCTCTGGTGGTGTCATCTGTGCATGCTGTTAATACTGTTACAACTGTTGCAATTAATAAGGCTTTAAAAGTTTTCAT